CCTGCGGAAACTACCTGCCGCCGGAACCGACAAAGCACGACTGGAAAGAGATATATGGAAAAGCGGTTGCTCTGCTGCAGGAACCGTGCGACGTCACTACCAGGATCCACAGGATAGGCAGGGCGAACAGCCTGTGCACAGCTATGCTGCAGATCCACGGGTTCACGACGGAAGAGATAGAAGAGATCGAGGAGGCTGCCAGATGATAGACATCATTCCCGGACGGCTTTTTCATGAAAAAGATATCCAGCTCATTGAGAGCGGCCCGTACAGAAACGCGGGGAAACCATGCTTTGCCATACTCATAAGCCTGTACGGCAGGGAAAAGCCGGTTATAGCGATTTACGACAGTGAAATCGAAATGGGGAGCGCAATATCTGCGATTCGAAAGGCGTGGTCGGAAAGCGCGGGACCAGATAAATCGATTGCGGAAGAGATCAGGGTCATGCAGGAAAGGCTGGATGAAACGGAGCGACGTCTGGAGGAATGGAGGAATTTGCAGCAGCAGGAGACGGCTTCTGGAAAGAAGGCCTTCAGCAGGAAGAAACCGGCAAAGAAGAAAGAAGGGCGAAAACTCAGCCTGGAGGAAGCAAAGACCAGGGTGGACGCCTCGGATATATCTGAAGAGGCAAGAGAGACCCTGAAGACTTGGGTACAGTACAAGTACGAAATGAACCAGCCATACAAGGAAACCGGCTTCAAGTCGCTGATAACAAAAATGAAAAACAGCGTTCTTCAGTATGGGCAGGCATCAGTCACTGATCTGATCGAGGATTGCATGGCAAACCGATATCAGGGGATCATCTGGGAGCGCCTGAAGAAAGGAACTCAGAAAGAGAATCAAATCAAGAACCAACCTAAGAATAGATCCGAAAACCAATTCACCAGAGGCGTAAAGAGCAACGAGTACGACTTCGACGCCCTGGAAGAAGAGTTATTAGCAAACAGCCCGCTCGCAACATAAAGTGTTTACCCATTCACTACATGCTCTGCGCACGGTTAAATATAGTTACATCACGTCACATCAACCTGCAGGGCGGCCGGGCTGTCCGCCCTGTTCTCAACAGCTCCACGCCGCGCCCCGTCGCGGCAGAAACGTAATTGTTAAAAGATAAGATTATTTGCAGCATAACTTTTTTTAGACGACTTTTCCGATTAGTGGCTTAAGAGACATGGCGGTGCGGAGCTGGCCGCCAGGAGAGGAGGAAGAGTGATTGGATTTATATCAGGACTTCTTGCCGGAGCAAACACCGGCTTTATGATCGCCGCCATGTGCCACGCGGCGAGGGAGGAGGACCATCATGATTGGACTTGACATGCCTATGCCGGCATCCTGCGCAGAGTGCAAGTACAAGGGCGCAAAGTGGTGCTATATCGAGATCTGGGCGAACCACGGCGCGAAGGAAGTCCCGGAAGAGGGCAGGCCGCAGTGGTGCCCGCTGATTGACCTGAGCGCATGGGAGGATGATGGAAAATGATTATTATGCCACAAAACGGAAGATGGATTGCCGACTGGGACAAAATCACCCGTGTGATAGTGCTTGCCGGGAAAAAGGATGGGGCGTCCATCAATGCGGTATTCGATGACAGGAGCAGCAACCCCTGCGGAACTTACAAGACGGAGCGGCAGTGCGAAATAGCACTTGGATATCTGTATAACGCGATCGCTGAAGGCGAAACAAAATTCGAGTTTCCGCAAGCGGCAGACCTTCCGGATTCAGCAAATCATTACGGAGCAGGATCAGGAGGAAACAGGCACGGAGGTAGCTGATTGGAGAAAAACATCCGGAATATCAGGAATGAATTCAAAAAGAATGGCATCTTTTACACTACAACAGAACTTGCGGAAACACTGAAAAAGTATGTGGACTTTGAACCACAAAAGGTCTACGACCCGACATGCGGGCAGGGAAACCTTTTGTCAGTATTCCCGGACGAAACAGAAAAATACGGGCAGGAGCTTTTTGCTGATGAACTTGAAAAGGCGCGCGAGAGACTCAAGAATTTCCATGGATACGCCGGAGATACGCTGAAAGACGACGGATTCAAAGGTATGAAGTTCGATTTAATCGTAGCCAATCCACCCTTTTCCATCAAGTGGGACCCAGATCCCGATGATGAGCGGTTTAAAGATGCCCCTTGCGTCCCGTCTGCGGGGAAAGCAGACTACGCTTTTATGCTGCACATCCTCTACCACCTTGCGGATCATGGCAAAGCGATTTGCCTGGAATTTCCCGGAGTCCTCTACAGAGGAAACCGGGAAGGAAAAATCAGGCAATGGATGATAGAACAGAACCTGATCGAGCGGGTGGTACACGTTCCGGGAGACAGCTTTGTAGATACAAAGATTGCCACATGCATCATCGTCTTCCGGAAAGACAAAAGCACGACGGACATAACCTTCGAGGACATGAAGACGGGAAAAGAAAAAGTTGTATCCATCGAAGAAGTCAAGGAAAACGGATATACGCTTTCGGTCAGCTCATATATCTACGAAGAGCCGCAAAGGGAGACGATCGATCCGGGAAAAATCCAACGTGATGCACAAATGGCTTTCCTGCAAAGCCTGCGCGCCCAGCTCGATTTTGAAAAGACGATTGCTGAGATGGATGGCAGGAGCATACAGCCGCTGATTGCAGAAATTGAAGCAATCATCAGTGAGTATAAGATGGCCGGATAGAACCGTTCGGCAAGTTACGGGCAAGTTATAGGCAAGTTAAAGGAAAACGCAACTTTATCAAGAAGATGCAACTTCGAAGCAACTACGAAGAACTTCGAAGCATACACGGAGGACAAAGCATGATACAGATCGAAGACACTGATAGCCCCATCACAGTAGCGCAGAAAATTATCAACGGCAAGAAACTCTCAACCGTCACTCCGATTATGACGCTCGGAGCGGCCCTTGGCCTTAGGCCGGTTCCGGAGCCGGGAGCGCAGATAGAAGTCGACATGTTTTCTGATGCTGAAATCCGGGAGATTGCTGAGTATCTCTTGACGTATAGCAAGTATCATGAGGAGAAAACCGATGGATGACTATATCAGCAGACAGGCGTTATGCCAATACGCATTAAATCAAAAGGACAAGAGCGTAACGCCGAATGACATCATGCGATTCCCATCCGCAGAGCCAGAAAAACGCACGGAAGAACGCACGGAAACGCACAGCGTGTGTTTAGATGTGATTGATAGACAGGCGGCGATTGAAATGCTCGATGAGCAGATTGCACTGTGTGATAAGGCGCTTAAATCGTTTGGAATCTCCATGAAGGATGAGTATGCCGTAAAAGTCGAAAGAGCGTCACTTGTGGCATACAAGGAACAGCTTGAATTCATTCCCGCCGCAGATGTTGTGCCTGTGGTCAGATGCCGGGAGTGTAAGCACTGCATTGCGTCAAGACAAGGGAAGTTGTTTTGCATACACGGATTTGAACAAACGATTATCAGTGCTTTTGTCGCTATTGACAATCCGATCTTTGAAAGAGAACTTGACAGCTTTTGCAGTTACGGAGAGCAGAGATGAAGGCTTTTAAAGAATTCGCCGCATTTTCAGCAGGAATCACAACAGCAAACTGCACGGCATTCATGACGGTTCTGGCGGCGCGCTGGCTGGGAGTACCGGTCTCAAACGATGCGTTGTGGATTAGTGCAAGCATCACGGCAGCGATCATGTTTATAGAAGTGGGAAAACAGAATAGCAGAAGAAAGTGAGCCGGATGCATACGCATCCGGATATTTTATAGGAAAAGATCCGGCGGGCGACCGCCTTTTATAAGTTCATAAATTTATTATTTTTACGACAGAGGCAGAGGATGCATATTCGGAGAAAGTACAGAATGACAAACACCATAGAGGTAGTGGAGTTCAATTCTTCGAAGTGTCCAGGGAAAAGTGCACCAAGAAGGTCGAAGGAGAAGCCGACTTCCGATGCCGTAAAAAAGAACAACCAAAGAAGAAAACAGAGAGAGTGCTCAAGGATGGTGGAAAAGTACTTCAACGATGATGACCTGGCACTCACTCTTACATGGGCTGCAGAAAAGAGACCAGAGAGCATGAAAGAGGCCGTGAAGATCTTCGGGCAGCTTGTGCGGTATCTGAAGCGCGAATATGGAAAGAGGCTCTTCGAGCTGTTCTGGATCAGGAATATCGAGAAGGGACCGCGAGGGGGATGGCACGTACACTTGCTGGTGAACCGGATCGACGGAGCGGAGCATATGATCAATAGCTGGTGGACAGCAAAGTGCGGAGGTGTATTTCAGCAGTACTATCACAACTGGGAGGAACAGGGAAAAGATATAGGCGAGTACATCTCAAAAACAAAAGAGTCGTCCGACGAGGTGGTGGAGACTTCGTGGGGACACTCGCGGACTGTACAGAAAGTACCTCCGGAGGAAACCGTGATCACGCGGCAGAGGATGACGGACAGGCCGCGGGTCCCGAAGGGGTGGTATCTGGTCAAGGACAGCGAATACAGCGGGGAAACGATTCATGGCTATCCATTCCGCACGTACAAGATCAGACGACTGAAACCTGTGAAGATCAGCCACAACATGTCGAAAAAGAAGATCAGAGCCATGGAGAAGCTGAAATGCAGAAAAAAGAAGCGGCATGCCTGATGTACCCTAAAAAATCGAAAAAGGTAAAAAGGCACAGGCACAGAGACAGCATTCTGCAGAAAAAAGACGGAAGGTGCTGGCTCTGCATGAGGCTGCATGGAGATTATGACCAGAAGGCCGGAATCCATAAGCACCATGTATTTTTCGGCTCCGGGCAGAGGGAAATCAGCGAAGCGAACGGGTTTACCGTCTTTTTGTGCTGGAATCATCACATCCATGACGGAGGCCCTGAAGCGGTACACAGAAACCATGACACCTGTCTCCTGATCCAGCAGGAGATGCAGCGCAAATACGAACAGTCACATTCAAGAGAGGATTTCATCCGACTTATTGGCAGATCATACCTGTGAGGTGGTAAATGACGGCGAAAGAGTTCCTGAAAGCGTATCGGGCAGAAAAGATTGAGGCGGGCGCATACGAAGAAAGAATAGCGGAGCTGAAGAGTCTGAGAGGGAGCATCCGGGCGAACAGGGCAGACATCGCGCCGAAGGCGAAAAGAAAGAGGGAACTGCTGGATCCTCTTCTCGCGATTGACGAGCTTACAGAGAGATACGAGGCTAAGGTTTCTGCATATATCGGCAAAGAGGCATATATTCTCGACAGACTCGGCGAGATGGACGACGCGTTGGAACGGACGGTCCTGACACTCAGGTATGTCAAAAACAAGAACAGCTCAGGAGAACCTCTCACATGGTGGGATATCGCAGAGAGGATGGATTGCGGGAAGCGCAAAGCGCAGTACATCCACGGAAGAGCGCTGCAGCATTTTCCGATGGATTAATTTTTGGGTTTGCACACATGTGCACATATGCCGGTGATAATATGATACCGGGCGCAGCTGAGATCAAAGATCTCACAGTTGTTAACGCATCTCGTTTATGCGGAAAGGCGGTCACGTTTGTGGCCGCCTTTTGTGATGCCATGAGATACACAGAGGAACAGAAGCAGACAGCGGACCTGATCCACAGGATCACAGAGACATCGCCATACGGAATCAAGGGATTCTACAGGACATATGCCTGGAAGAAGAAGCGCATGCAGATACTCGCGCGAGACAGGCATGCATGCCAGGAATGCAGGAAGCATGGCAGATACACAGAGGCCGTGCTCGTCCACCACATAAAGCACCTGCAGGATGAACCTGCTCTCGCTTTAACTGACGACAATCTCGAATCAGTCTGCAAAGAATGCCACGAGAAGCTGCACCTTGAACGCAATAGACACAAGCAGAACTTCGTGAATGAGGAGCGCTGGTGAGGATCACATTTATCACAGGATATCCGGGAGCCGGGAAGACGACATACGCACAGAGCACAGGCCGTGTGACATACGACATGGACCTTATAGCGGACGCTCTCGATTACGGGCGTAAGACGCGTAAAGCCAGAGAAGTGGCAGGCAAAATGCTGACTGAATTCGTTTCGGCGGCAGCGGCAGCCGGAGAGCATCACATAAACATAATCAGGACTACACCATCGCCAGCGGAGACGATGCAAAGGCATGAGATAGAGTTCGTGGAGATACAAAGGCCGATCGAGGAGTGCAAAGCGTGCAGGCCCATGATCACACCTGAATCATGGAACAGGATAATTCTGATCCATGAAAACTGGTTGAAAAACCATAGGCACAAAACGATATCAATTCCGGCGGAACGCTGGTAACGCGCAAATCCCCCCGGTCAAAAATTTGAAAAATTTTCGCCTATATATCGACCGGCGGCCATACTTTCCTGGCGAGTTTTCGAATTTTCACGGAGGCGCACGCGCACATGCGCGCGCGGATAAGAAGAGAGGCAGCAGCTGATGGCGACCAAGAGCAGGAAGACGGTCCGGAAAGAGGTCCGAAAGAGCCTGATTGAACAGCTCAAAAACAAAGGGGCGGATATCGCTCTCTTCACCGACCAGGTCGAGGACTATATGCAGCTCTGGGACCTGAAGGAACTCCTGATCAGCGACATCAGGGAGACCGGGCTCCGGACTTCGGACGGCAAGGACAACGCTTCGCCGAAACAGCTCCCAATCGTCAATCGGCAGATGCTCGCCCTGCTCAAGACGCTGGGCGTGACGACTGACGGAATTATTGGTGAAGAGGATGACGACCTATGAGAAGAACATCGACGAGTGGATCTACCTGATCCGGGGAAACCATATCGAGCACTGCAGGGAGCAGGAGCTGTCGATCGAGAACAACATCATCCCGGTTCTGGAACGCCCGGACGTCTACGTGGACGAGGAACGGATCCGGAAGGGGCTCGGCCTGCAGAAATACTTTGAATTCAGCCTCCTTCCGTGGGAGCGGTACCAATTCGCGATCATGTTCGGAGTCTTCCTCCGGGTGCCGGGTGCTCCATACGACGACATATACTTCCACGTCACCAGGGACATCATGGGCAGAGGGAGCGGTAAGAACGGATTCATTGACTTCTGCGCTCTCTACATGATCTCACCGCTCCACGGTGTGAAAAATTACAACGTAGACCTGATCGCCAACGGCGAAGACCAGGCGGGAACGTCCATCAAGGACGTCTCGAACCTCGTAAACGAGCCGGCAAAGGCGGCATACGCCAAGGCCCTGAAGGCCAACTTCAAGGGAATGGCCGAAATGGTGCTCGGCAAGAAGATGAACGCGGAGTTCCGGCTGAACACCACGTCCACGAAGAACAAGGACTCCAAGCGGACCGGCTGTGTCATCTACGACGAGAAGCACCAGTACGTCGACACCAGGAACATGAACACCCTGAAGTCCGGAACCGGAAAAATGAAGTGGTGGCGGGAAATCACCATCACAACCGACGGCCATGTCAGGGGCGGCGTCCTGGACGACGAGAAGGCGCAGAACGAGATCATCCTCCGGGAATATGATCCGGCGAACAGGACATTCGTGAACTGGTTCCGGATCGAGGCGGAGGACGAGTGGAAAGACATCAACAAGATTGTGAAGGCGAACCCTTCCCTCGCGGATCCGTCGTTTTACAGCCTACGGTCAACGATCGAGCAGGAAATCAAGCTCATGCCGTCCACGCCGGACTACTATCCGGAGTTCCTGGCAAAGCGCTGTAACTTCCCGATCTCTGATCCGCAGAGCGCGGTGGCCGAATGGAGAGACATCGAGGCATGCCTGCGGCAGAGGGACTTCGAACCACAGCAGGGAATGGCATGCGTGGCAGGGGTTGACTACACGAAGACAAACGACTTCTGCGGATGCTATGTACTCTTCCGAAAGGGGAAACAGATCACAGGATTCCACCACACATTCATCTGCAAGAGATCAAAGGACCTGCCGAACATCCGGGCCCCGATCGAGAAGTGGGCGAAGGAGGGAATCTGCACGATAGTGGACGATGTGGAGATTCCGCCGGAGCTGCCGGCATCGTGGGTGTCGGAATTCGCCAAAAAGTACCGGCTGTTGATGATCGGGATCGACTCGTATCGATACACCTGGCTCAATAAGGCATTTAAGTATTACGGCTTCGATGCCTTCGACAAGGAGAATAAACGGGTCTATCTCGTCAGGCCATCAGATATCGCCAAGGTTTCAAGCCTGATCAACAGCGCTTTCCTCAACCAGCAGATCAGCGGGTGGGACAGGATGATGGCATGGTACACCAACAACACAAAAAAGCTCACGGACTCAAAGGGGAATACATCCTACGGGAAAATTGAACAGAAACTCAGAAAAACAGATGGCTTCATGGGATTCGTTGACGCCATGTGCTGCCTGGATTACCTCCCTGATTCGGGAGATATGCCGGACATTGATATGTCTGTGGCTGTTTTTTGAGGGGAAACCCAATGTCGGTATTCAAGAATTTTTGGGACTTTGTCCAGGGAAAGATGCTCGGCGGGTCCGAGGTTGTGATCAGCTCCGACGACCTGAACAATCTGGTCGACAAGGAGAAGCTGACAGAGCTGACGACCTACGAGTTTGCACTCTGCAGCGGGATCAACATCATCGCGAACGCGCTCAGCGCATGCGAGATCAGGACCTTCGTGCGGAACAAAGAAGTGCACGGGGACGAGTATTTCCTGTGGAACTACAGCCCGCATTATAACTACAACGCGAATGAGTTCATGCAGAAGATCGTCTGGAACCTGATCTACAGGAACGAATGCCTTGTCATCGAGACGAAAGGCGGCCTCGTGGTCGCTGATTCCTATGAGCACGATGTATATGCACTCTATCAGGACGTCTTCCGGAACGTGATCGTGAATGCAGACTCCCAGAACGGAGTCCCGCACCCGTACACATTCCCGAGGCCTTTCAGGATGGACGAGGTGCTCTTCTACCGGCTCTCCAGCCGGAACATCAAGAGCATCCTGGACTACCTCATGGAGGGATACAGACAGCTCCTCGAGACAGCGGTCGACAAATTCCAGAAATCAGCTGGCGAACGCGGAGTCCTGACAATCGACGGAAACGCTGCAGCGAACCAGAATTACGGGATTAAGTCGGACGGGAACCCGCGGACATTCAACGATGTCTTCGCGGAGATGATGAACGAAAGGTTCAAATCCTACTTCAACGCGAAGAACGCGGTCATGCCGATCTGGAAGGGATTTGATTATCAGGTCAAAACCTCCGAGGCCTCCAAGCGGACGACCTCGGAGGTCAAAGATATCACCGACATGACCACGGAGATCACGACAAAGGTTGCGAACGCACTGCAGATCCCTCCGCAGATCATGCTGGGGACTGCGGCAGAGGTCAAGCAGCTGACACGGAACCTGATCACATTCGGGATCAGACCGATCGCAGACGTGATCACGACCGAAAACAACCGCAAGAGGAACGGGAAAGAGGTCCTGAAGGGAACATATCAGATGATCGACCTGACGGGCATCGAATACACAGATATTTTCGAGGCGGCGCAGGGTGCATACAACCTGCTCGGCAGCGGCTCGTCCGTTGACGAGATCCGGATGCTCACCGGGCGCCCGGAACTGGGAACCGAGTGGAGCAAAAAGCACCTGATCAGCAAAAACTTTGCAGATCTCGAGTCCCTCGAGGATATAGGGAAGATAGGGAACGGGGGCACCGATCCGCCTGATCCACAGGCACCTGTGCCAGGCGGCGATGCCCCGCCATCTGACCCGGAACACGAGAAAAACGGAGGAAAGGAGGACGACAATGCCGAAGGCAAGAACTGATTTCAAATTCTGCTTCCGACAGGAAGCAACGGCGGAGGGCGGAGCGAAGCACATGCTCTACGTCTACGACGCCGTGAGTAAATACGGCGCGTGGAACTGGCAGACATGGAGCTATGACGACTCGGAGACGAGCGCGAAGCACTTCCGCGACTGCCTGGACGAGATTCCGGACGGCGAAAGCATCGAGCTGCATGTCAACAGCGCGGGCGGCGAGGTCGGTGAAGGCGTGGCAATCTTCAACCTGCTCAAACAGAAACAGGAAAAGGGAAGCAAGATCACAGCCTATGTCGACGGGATGGCGTACAGCGTGGCGATGGATATCGTCATGGCTGCACAGGAGATCCACATGGGGCTCGGGACAACCATGTTCCTCCACAATCCGTGGATGTACTGCAAAGGAAACGCCGCACAGCTCCGCGCATATGCTGAGCAGCTGGACGCGCTGGGGACAGCTTCCAGACATCTTTATTTGTCGAGAAGCGGCGGGAAGATCGACGAGCAGACCCTGAAGGAGCTCATGGAGAAAGAGACCATGTTGGATCCGCAGACCTGCATGCAGTACGGATTCTGCGACGTGATCGACGAGTTCAAGGCGGACGAAGAAGACGACGAGAACAAGGATGAGATCATCCAGGAGCTGCGCAACCAGCTTTTCCGCCAGCAGGAAATGAACAGGATGATGCAGTTTGCCGGAATGCAGCCGGCACAGGGAGCCGGCGGGCCGCAGGGGGAGCAGAACCCGGCAGAGGAAGCTGCAGAGAGGATGCGCGAGACGCTGGCGAAGGCCATGCGGGCAGCGGGATCCAGGTAAGAACATGAGGACCGGCACTGAGCCGGATACCGGAAAGGAGATACAACATGCCCATGAAAAACAAAGACCTCCTGAAGGAGGAAAATTACAAGATCGTCCAGAAGCTCTCCGAGGCCATGCAGGCCGGAGACGCTGACGCGGCAGCGGCCGAGATCCAGGAGCTCCACGACAGCGTGGCGAACCGGATCGAGCAGGAATTCGAACAGTACGGAAACGTGACCGACATGATGGTCCTCCAGAGCCGTGGCCTCCGCGCCCTTACTTCTGAGGAGACGGAGTGGTATCAGAAGTTTATCGGCGCCGTGAAGTCCGGCGCCCGCCAGGATATCCAGAACCTGACTGATCACATGGTCCCCACAATCTTCGACCGCGTGATTGACGACATGCGCAAAGCACATCCCCTTCTGGGTGCGATCGACATCCAGAACGCCGCCGGCGCGACCCGCCTGGTCATGAATGCGAAGCAGATGCGCTCCCTTCTGGGGAGCTGGGGACCGATCACTTCCGCGATCACCGCACAGGTCCAGGGCGCGATCAAATTCATCGATATCGATATCGCGAAGTACACGGCCTACTTCCTGATCCCCAAGGACTTCGTCCGCTTCAACTTTGGATTTGCGCCTATGTGGGTAGACGCCTACATCCGCAATATCCTCTCTGAGACGGTTGCGTACGGCCTGGAGAAGTCCATCGTACAGGGCGACGGCGACGGCCAGTTCACTGGACTCGCATTCGATGTTTCCCAGCAGACCGGCGGCAAGTATTCCGAGAAGACTGCGGTTGTCATCACCACATGGGACGAGTATCGCGACGCTGTCGCAGACAACCTGCTCCTGGACGGCAACGGCGATTACCGCAACCTGACAGAGCTCCTCATGGTCGTCAACCCTGTCGACTACATCAAGAAGATCCGCCCTGCAATGCAGGTGATCACCACCGCCGGCATCCAGAACATGATAGACAGAGCCTTCCCGACAAAGGTTGTGGCCTCTCCCTTCGTGGCAGCCGGAACCGCAAAGGCGGGCATTGCAGACAACTACTTCGCGGCCATCAACGGCGGCCAGTCCGGAATCATCGAGTACTCCGACGAAAACCAGTTCCTCCAGGACAACCGTGTCTACACCACGAGGGTGTACGGCAATGGCCGCCCCGTGGACAACACCAGCTTCCTGAATCTTGATATCTCCAACATCGAAGACTATGCGACCCCCGTCAAGGTCAAGGGGACTGTGAAGACCAAGGAGCAGGCATAAAGCTGACCTGACTGCAGAAACATAAGCATGAAGCGGAGGTGACATGATGGCGGTTACAGAAACAATTTACAAAATGCTTCTTCGGGCTCTGCATGTCACCTACACGCCGGACGAAGACACGGAAGCGAGGATCCGCGCAGAGGGCGCAGCAGGCAAAGAACTGCTCAACCGCTACGCGGATCCGGATGCGGACTGCGAACCGGGAACGAGGTGCGGGCAACTCCTGTGCGACTATGTCATGCGGGCAGAGGCCGGAGCCGCAGAGACATTCCTGACGGATTTTGCCCAGGATATCGTGGAGATCAAATCCGAGTACGATATCCGGACATGGGCGGCCGCAAAGGGATACACGGAGGCAGAGGGCGATGCTGAAACCGAAGGCGACTAATCTGCAGACCTACACGGACGGCTGGGGGACTTCGTGGGAAGTATCGGACAGGCGCCTGGTAAAGGCGAAGCAGGAAATCATCCACTACGCGGACTATACGGTCGGTATGTACCGATATTGGGAGGCGATGATTGCCGGCACCCAGATAAAGCGCGCACTCCTCGTCCCGGAACGGACGCAGATCACGGAAGGCGACATCTTTGTCGACTCCGACGGCACCCAGTACGAGGTCAAACAGGTAGACAGGAAAGACACCAGGCCGGTGTCTCTTCTGGTTTCACTCTCGGCGGCTCAGGTCGCATACAGGAGGCGGTCAAATGGCTGACGTGAAGATCCAGACAGCAGGAGAGCTGCAGGAGGCCGTACAGAAGTCTCTGGAGGCAGTCAGGATCGCGTCGATCACGGCGCTCGAAACGGCTGTCGACAAGACCTCCAAGGAGACCCTGCAGGAGACAAGACAAAAGTCCCCGAAGAAGACCGGCGTATATGCCAAAAGCTGGGCCTCCAGAAAGACCAGCGAGAGAGTCGGAGCATACGGAAGGGAGATCTACCAGAAGAAAAAACCGGGACTCCCTCACCTGCTCCAGGACGGCCACGAGATCACCGGCGCGGAATTCTTCCGGAAGAACAAGACCAGGACAAGGGCATTCCCTCACATCCCGCCAGACGCAGAGGTTGAGAAGGCGTTCGAAGAGAACCTTCTGGCAGAGATCGATAAGGAGATGGGCAAGACATGACCAGAAACGAGATTCGGGAGAAGATCGAGGGCTTCGGCATCTACTTCGATCCGGACCACCCGGACCATATCAGCCGGGACAAGATCGAGACGCTTGAGCCTCCGTTCCTGGAATGGGGGACACAGAAGCGCTCGCTTCGTGCTGACGGCATCGATTACGTCCTCTGGGAGCGCCTGAGCATCTACCTCTACACAGATACCAATGAGGACGTCGAAACGCATACAGCCGACGGCAGGCGCTTCGAGGATGCCCTCGCAGAGGCTTTCGACCGCTTCAACGCGACTAAAAACTACGACGACGAGCTCGGGCTTTATTTTACCGAGTACACCATGGAGGTATAAACATGCCTAACAAATACAGGTACGACGTGAAGAACTGCTACTACTGCCCCGGAACGAGGAACGCCGACGGCTCGATCACGTTCGACGAGACGCGGATACGCCAGGAGCCCGGCCTGCAGTCCATCGACATGCAGGCAGAGGGCGACATCTCCAAGATCCGGGCAGATGGAATTGACTACATCATCATCGCGTCCAACAACGGATACACCGGAACTCTGAACTTCGTGAAGATCTCCGATCAGTTCCGCCAGGACTGCCTCGCGGAGACTGCGGATATCACGACCGGCATCCAGTACGAGGACGCGGACGCGACGCCTGACCCCTTCGCGCTCATGGGCGAATTCAAGGGCGACACGGAAGGCATTCGCTTTATCTACTACAACTGCACGGCATCCAGGCCGAACCAGACTGGCGAGAACAAGGACAACATGCGCGAACCCGACACGGAATCTCTTTCCGTCCAGGCATCCCCTCTTCCCTGCATCATCAACGGCGTAGAGAAGAACATCGTACGCGGCGGCATCACAAAGAGCGCGAACGCTGCTACGTACAACCAGTGGTTCTCAAAGGTCTGCCTGCCAGGTATCAGCAACGCATAAAAGGAGAATCACATGGAAAAGGTGATCCAGATCGAAGAAGGCAGGAGCGCGGCATTTCGCGCCTCCGCCTTTTCGCCTATACAGTACAACCGCCTCTTCCCGGGGCGCGACTTCATGCGCGATATGGACGCCCTGAGGAGCGCAAACGACCGCGCGAAGGAAAGCGAAGAGAACGAGGCGGCAGAGGGCGAAGAGAACGAGGCGGCAGAGGGCGAAGAGAAAAAGCAGTTCTTCGACATTGAAGACTACGAGACCTTCGTGAGGGTGTCCTACACCTTTGCCTATCAGGCACTCTCACCTTCGCCCCGCGTGTCGGACGAGCAGCGGGCGTTCCGGGAAAAGTACCCGGATGCCTGGGACTGGATCGACGACATGAATACTTTTTCGATTTATCAGATCCTGCCGGAGATCGTAGATCTCTGGTTCGGAGGAGCGGTACAGGTCGCAGGCTCAAAAAAAAATATGAGCCCACCGTCCGGGAAATCCTGACACCGACCTACCTGCTCCGGTGCAAGCAGATG